TGGCCTCCTATCAAATCATCAAGGCATTATTAAAGGTGATCTATATCAAGGGCAAGAACAGGCACTAAAACGTAAGAAAGTCAAAGCTGATACGGTTGAAACTGAAAAGGAATATCAGGACGGATCAGTAAAGCTTAGTGCGATTGAGCAATTCATTCTTGATTTGATTAAGCCTTACAGCAAACGAAAAGCTGTATTTTTTGTCAGGAAAATCTAATGGGCTTACGTGACGAAATTCAGGCAGATATTGCCGAAGCATTTAATGATGATTTAGCGGACGCCGTTCATACCTTTACATGTGAGCGGATCTCAAAAACAAATTGGGATCCTAAGACTGAAACGTATGTTGAAGTTAAAGAAAACTATTCTGGCCGTGGTGTTCTTTTTGGCTCATACAGTCAATATGAAATACAAACGCTTGGAGTATTGGCCACGGATAAAAAGGCGACCGTGCTTCAAAATGAAGTAACTATGACTCCAAAAATTGATGATGAATGGTTAACAAGCTTAGGCTCATTCCGGGTAATTCATATTCAACAGGATCAAGCATCTACTATTTGGAAATGTCAGTTGAGGAAGGTTTAAATACTTGTTCTAATATCCTTCTAAACTAGGGGGATATTATGTTACTAAAAGGAAATAATGCTGAAAAAATTGCGACTACCTTAATATTTTTCATGATTTTGCTAGTAACTTATATATTAGTTAACTTAGCCTTTAGATCAATCACGCACACAACACTAGAAAATATGGTGAAAGATGGAATGAGCTTCTCAGCTACAGCTATAGCTCCCATCATAGCTATTTTGTTATTTAGTGATTGGCGGGTACAACATTTAGCTATCAAAATGGAGACCGCAGCTGAAAAAATTGTAAAAAATTTACTCGATATTAATTTTGAAATAGATATTTTAGATGCAGAAGTTAGAAAGGATATTAAAAACATAAATGTTGAAGATACTCAAAAAATAATTTTTGATCTGAGAAAGCGCTTAATTGAACAAAATACTCAATTAGGTATTACGTTTGATGGTGAACCTAAAACAAATGACTTTATTAATCAGATTAATGATTTAATGTATGAGATGTTAAATTATTTAAATTTAATGAATATTGCTATTACTGCTCACGAAAAACTTAAGAATAATACGACAATTTTTGAGAGTGATGAAGTTAAAACGTTTTATGCGGACAAAGAGAATCTCTATTTCAAAAAGTCTTTTGAAAGATTTACTGGATTTGTAGAAACGCTTTCTACAATAAATAATTCCTTGCGAGAATTTAAGATTAAATAAAAACCCACTTCGGTGGGTTTTTTTAATGGGCGCAATTTAGGAGTTTAAATGATAAGCACAGATTACGTACCTTTATGGCATATCTCACCATTTCAACATGTTCAATACACTCTTGCTAGAAGTCAGCTTCACATGGATCTGTTATTCGAGGACATGAATAACGTTGATAAGTTCTTGTCTACTGAAGGTGCTGCTGCACAAGTTGATTTTTATTCTGACGGCGCGTATGCAGTTGTTCAGTTGGGCGATACCTCAGAAAGAAATTTAATTGAAGTGTATGGATTGCTTTTACATAAAGCTGTTCATGTCTGGCAAAAGATTAAAAAGCTAATGGGTGAGCGCGAGCCAAGTGTTGAGTTTGAAGCATATTCAATTCAAGCGATCGCTCAGGATCTCTTTAAGATGTATGAGGAAAGCGAGTTAAATGATGGGATGGAAGGGGAAAAGGCCAACTGATTTTAGTTTTGATGTGGCTAAAATGGCAGAGGAAAAGGTAAAGAAAATTACAATGGATGCTGTTCAGTCTTTAGTGGTTTCAAGTCCTGTTGATACTGGAGCATACCGTGCTTCACATATTGTTTCGGTTGGATCTGGTGACTATGACATACGTGGACCTGAAACTAACCCAATTCAAGATGCTGCTATTCAAGCTGTAAAGATTAAATTGGGCAATTTGGTCTACATACAGAATAACCAGCCTTATGCTGAGCGCTTAGAAAACGGTTGGTCTGATCAAGCGCCGCAAGGTATTTATGGCCTCACGTTTAATTTTATTTCTCAAAAGTACGGTGGCTAAAATGGCAATGACTTTAGAGCAGGCAAGGCAAGCTATTATTGATCGCATGCAAAGCTTTACAGGTATTACGCAAGACAGAATCCAGTATCCAAATTTACCAGGCTTTAATGTACCTAAAGATGGTGTTTGGTGCCGCTTAACGATTGCAGGTGGTCCCAGTTTTACTTCTGGCATTGCAGATAAGCCATGTACTCGCCGTACCGGTAATATCATGATTCAATGCTTTGCACGTCCCAATTCAGGAATAATTGAAATCACAAAATTGAGTGATGCATTACTTGCTCATTTTGAATATTTCACAATCGAACACTTAGAATGTTTGAATGGCCAATCTATTTATGCGGGTAAAGATGCTGACTTCATTCAATACAATGTATCAATAAGTTTTTTAGTTAACTAAAGCACATAACAAACCAATCTTTCACTACCACCTCATCGGTGGTTTTTTTATGTCTATAGGAATCACTTATGAGCAATTTTGTTTTTAAGCGTGGTGACACATTCAACTTAAATCTTCAGCTAGTTGATATGGATGAAGCCCTGCAATATCCACCAGATGATGTTCGCCGTGCAATTGATCTAACAGGCTACACATTCACATCGCAAGTTAAATCGTTGGCGGATGGAGCAGTGGTAGCTACATTGACTTGTGCAGCATTAAGCCAGAGCACACAGAAGGGATGGCTGAATATTAAATCTAGTGCAAGCACTGCAACTTGGCCTTTAGGGCTGTGTCAGATGGATATTAAAGCTGTAGTTAGTGGTACTACGCAGCACACTGAAACTTTGACTTTCCAAGTGATTGACGGGGTAACAGCATAATGGCAAATCTTGTTTTTAAATTTAGTTGGGACCATCGACCGTTCCAGTTGAATTCTGCTCAGGGGAAGCGGCAATTCATGCTGCCATTCGCTTCTGGCATTCCCAATCTAGCACCCAACTTTTCGCAAGTCCAAGGAACAGCGGCAATCTCTCAAGGTGGTACAGGGGCAACCACTGCAGCAGAAGCTCGAAATAATCTTGGTGCTGCTGGAAAAGGTGTAAATACTGACATTACTAAAATCCAAGGTTTAACTACTCCACTTTCAATAGCACAAGGGGGGACAGGCGCAACTTCGGCAGCGGCTGCACGGACTAATTTAGGTTTGGGTGATATAGGGACTTCTGGATTTTTTGGAAGTAAAATTAGCGAGCTATATGACAAGGTGTCGGTTCCACAATGGATAGCTGTATTAGGTGATAACAAGTTTGCATTTATTTCGAATGGTGATTGGCAGGGCGGTAATGTAAATAACCCTTTAAATATGCCGAATCGCTATGGATCATTAATGTCATATTTGGGGTCAAACTCATACGGAACTTATTCTTGGCAAATGTTTAAGTCAGTAGTTGGAGGACTTCTTTATTATCGATATGGTGCAGGAAATGATGTCTGGTCACCATGGGGGCATTTTAAAACTAGTTTTAATACCTCAGTCGATGCAAATGGATTCTTAAAGTCAGCATCACCAGTAGTTAAGTTGTTTAACGACCATATCGAACTCAATAGTGATGCAGAAAAACAGCCGATTGAATTTAAGAAAGTTGATGTAGGCGATTATTTACTTAAAGGCTCTTTAGGCTTTGCCCAAGAAGGTTGGTACATCGAAGTACCCAAAGACGCAAATGGAAACACGATCGTAGCTGTGGTGTATGACACATTGGAAAACGGTGATCTATCTATTAAGACTTATAAACGTAAGTTTGATTTTGAACTTGCTGCAGTTGTTGCAGACTTGGAATTACCTATAGATATTCCAGAAGGCCGCTGGATTGATATTCGTCTGCATGAAGAACCTGAACCAGAGCCTGAAGAGCTTTTGAGTGAAACACCAGTGGATTTCCAGCCTACTAACTTATCTCAGGCAGTTGCTGCAGCCATGAATGGCGTGGAACCGCCAGAAATCTCAGAAACAGACGAAACACTTTAATAACCCGCTTAAAAAGCGGGTTTTTTATTGCCTAAATTTTGGAGAACCATAAATGAGTTCAGGCGCAAAAATTCGATTATATGCTTGTGAAGAAGCAGTTTTAGGAACAACTCCAGCAAATCCAGTCTGGTACACCGTTCGCCGTGTTACTGATAGTTTGACTGAAAATGTTACTACTGAAGATAGCAGTGAAGTAGTTGATTCACGTTTTCGCCAAGGCGCTGTTGTAACGGAAGCCGAAGTAACTGGTCAACTAGAGTTTGAATTATCACTAGGTACCTTTGACTTATTCTTAAATGTTCTCGCTTTCAATAACTGGGCTGCAAATGCTTTAAGTTTTGGTGGTGGAGTACGTAAGTCTCTTACCTTGGTAAAAGTCTTTGAAGATATTGGTCAAGTCTTTATTTATCGCGGTATTCAAGTGAATACAGGTGAAATGACGATCCAGACCACAGGTAAAATCACTGGTAACTTTGGTTTAGTAGGTAGCTCATTTACGCGACAGCAGGTTAATCCTGTTACAAATCCTATTCCAGCATCGACTCGTCCTCTGGTGAGTATGCCAAACGTTGAAAAGCTACTTATTAATGGTCAGTCAATTCAGGGGAAAGCTTGTCTGCAGACACTTACCATTAACTTTAGTAATAATCTGGAAGCAATCCGTTGTATCGGTTCAGGCAAATACACGCCTGAGTTCTACTTAGAAAAAATGATGGATATTGGCGTAAATGCTAATTTCATGTTCTCGGCAACATCTGCCGCATGGATTGATGCCATTAAAACCCGTGATGTATTTACATTGACCTTTGATATTACAGACACAAAAGGCAGTAAGTACTCGTTTAACTTCCCGCAACTTGAAGTTAAGGAAGCTAACCACCCGGATGGTGGTGGCGATGACATCATTACAATAGATATCAATTTTGCCCAAGTGCGTACTAGTCCAACGATTGTACGTGCTCTTGTGTAATCAACTTATCCAGTAACAAAGCCTATGGAATCCCATGGGCTTTTTTATTTCTAAAAATTAGAGGTTGCTATGGCTTTAAAAGTCGGAATTATTAAAAGTTCGGATGTATCAAAATGGTGTGAATATAAGGATTCTGATGGGCAAGTACAGGCTGAGTTCAAAGTCCGTGGTATCGCATATAAACCCTTTCAGGTAGCGATTGAACGTGCAGGAAATCAGATTTCATCCAAAGGCTATGATGTGATGGTCAAAGATGAAGATGCCAAGCTATACCACGAATTATTAATGGATGCATGTGCTGCCCACTTAATCGAAGACTGGAAAGGTGTGGTATTTGCCGAAATCGTAGACGGTAAAACTGTTGAGACCGAAAAACCATATACCCCTGAGAATGCCTCAAAGCTTCTCAATCAAGGTGATATTGGTATTTCGATCTGGTTATTCATTAAAGAACAGGCTCAGAAGATTCAGGAAGAAGCCGACAAGGACAAGGCTTTAATTCTGGGAAAGTCATCGAGCTCTACAAATACCAAAAAACGTATGCGTCGAAAACGCCGCACGAAATCGAACAAATCAAGTTCTTAGGTGGTCATATTCCGGATCCGCCAGAATATTCTTATGCGGCTGATTCCATTCTTTCGGCATTTAGTACTATTTGCAGATCCCGACGATATGAGCAGGGTATCCCGTTATCTTTAGATCAGCAGGCAATCAATGTCTATGCAGAGCATAATGATTTACCAGTAGCTGCTCATATCTTTAATGACTGTATTTTTGCGTTGGATAACCTTTTTCTGGATGAAGCGCATAAGAAGGCGACGCAACGAGCGACGAAGACTTAAATGCTGACGTGCGATACTTAACTGTGAACAAGCGACGGGATGTAACGCGATTGATGTTACATAATACTGCTATTCCATTGACAACGACGATAAGATTCGATATTGACACTTCTGTCATTAGTACGTACTATTCGTTTAAACGAAACGTTTACTATTGCGACGCGGTGACTGACTGCGACGCATATTTTATTTAGACGTACATAGGTTAAATCAAGCGTAAGCTTTGAGAGGAGACGCATGAAAACTACAAAATTAAACTATCGCTTAGCAGATGGTTATGGCATCGGCTAGTTTACAAAAGAATACAAATAAAGCATCCTATTATGGGTGCTTTATTTTTATGAGTATAAAATGGTAATTGATAACATATTATTACTAAGAACAATTTTATTATTTTTACCTTATTTTGGCCTTTGGTATTTCTTTGATAAGAGAATTAAAGATAAATTCTTCTTAAAGCCGCGAACCCATATGCAATTAAATTTCATAATGATTGCATTGGTTATTGTTTTCGCAGAACTAGTATATTGGAATCTATTTCTAAGGAACTATACTTTTCTGGCTTTTGAACTCACAACTATTTCTGTTAACTCTCAAGGGGAAGAGAAGCAAACAATTTCTAATACATTAGTAGTCTTGTTAGGAACAGTTGTGGCAATTTTAGGCTGGTTATTCCCAACACGTGCTAATAGTGTGGCAGCCACAAGAAGCCATACAATGCATACATTAATGGAATCAAGGCTTTCAGAGATTTACAATCACAAGGTAACGCTATGCACTGAAGTTTATGTAACAGCTAAGAAGCAATTTGGGGAAAGCTATATTCTAAAAAAAGAACACTTTGAGAACCTTGATCAAAAATATAAAGACGCAATTCACTATCTTTTAAATTATTTAGAGTTTGTTGCTACCGGAATACGTTTCGGAGATTTAGATGAAACATTGATGAGGAACATGATGAAAACAATCATTAATACTAATTTTACTTTTTTCGAAGAAGTTATCAAAGACAAGCAAGTAAAAGCACCAACCGTTTATGAGCACTTAACAGTACTGCATAAACGCTGGAACTGTAAGTAATATTTGAGGAACCGCTAGAGATAGCGGTTTTTTATTGCGCCAAAAAGCACCGTGAGGTGCTTTTTTAATAACGACCTTCAAGATTATCAATACGTCGACTATGGTCGTTTGCATGGTATTCTAAATCAGAAACAGTGTCTTCTAACTTTTCAATTCTATCAATTAGATCTTGAATATGATCATCATGCTCGAATGTCATTTCAAGGCGAAGAATCAATTCAGCAGTTAAAGTCCTACCATTTTCTTTGGCAGCATTATCAAGCTTATCCTTTAATTCAGCAGGTATTCTAAAGTTTACTTGAGGATCTGTGCGGGCCATAGCAGTCAAAGAGATTGTACAAAGTACATTAACTATAGAGTGCTATAAATAAATAGTCAAAAAATCTTGACTTGGCGTAAAGCACTTGCTTTAATGTGATTGTGATTGAAATAAACATCACATGCTATAAGGAGTGAAAATATGGCAAGACATGATCCACAGATGAACGTACGAATCCCTGAGAATTTGTTAAACGAAGTTAAGAAAGAGGCAGGTGATCAGCGAAGAACTATGACAGCACAGATAAATCTAATTATTGAAGAATGGTTAGATAGCAAAAAACAACAGGATGCGAAAGCATGAATCTAATAGACAACAAAAAAGCCCGTGACTTTGGCGAGCAGGGCTTAATTGATGTCAATACAGGAATATTAACTATGACTATAGTAGCAGAAAAAATTGATTTACAACATACCTTAACTGGCGATCAGGTACTTGATCTGGTTGAGGTGGATATTGGTGGTGACAAGCAGTTTGCTGTAGATGCTAGATCTTTGCACTCATTTTTAGAAGTTGGGCGTGATTTTACAACTTGGATTAAAGCAAGAATTGCAAAGTACAGCTTTATAAAAGAAGTAGACTACACAATTGTTGAAAGTTTGAGCTCACCAAAACAGGGGAGCTCAAAATCTAGACAGCAAAAGCAGACTGATTATTTCCTGACTTTGGACATGGGTAAGCAATTATCCATGGTAGAGAACAATGAAAAAGGGCATGAAGCTAGACGTTACTTTCTTCGATGTGAAAAATTAGCTTTTGAAGCCATGAAAGAAAAGTTCATGGGCGGTGCAATTGGAACACGAAAAGTAATTTCACCTGAACAAAAGGATTCATTGCAGAAAATTGTTGATGCTAAGGTGAACGGCAACAATGGATTAAGAGCACAAGTTTGGACTCGACATAATCGGCATTTCAAAATTAACTCTTATCATGAACTTCTAGCCATACACTTTGAGGACTCTGTGCAGTATTTGTTAAGCATGGAAGTAAAAGGAAAGGTAGAGAATCCATTAGTACCAATGCAAGTAAATAATGAACCTTGGAACGACACCGATGTTCAGTTCTTAATGTGGTTTGTGCCTAAGATTTCAAAAATTATTAAGAACGATATTTATCCGGCACTGAGTATCTTGCGCAGTGAATGTGCTGCACAGGTAATAGGGATAACTCAAGAGATGGCGGTACATGCCAATGCATTAAATCGAAGAGCATTGAAGCATGGTATGACGCACTATTCACAACTAGGTGGACAACCCATCCATACAATTGAATGGTATTTATCTTAATTAAATAAGACCCGCCTAGTGCGGGTTTTCTTTATGTGACATTTAATGATCAGTTTGTTAAAGTTAGTACACTTTATAACAAACGGTGAAATTCATGAAAAAAATATTGGCTGCGGGTTTAATTGGTCTTGGGTTGGTGGGGTGCGCTACAACATCTGGGTTGGCACCTAAAGTAACTACAAGTGGATTTGATGGATCAAAAAGAGTTTTTATTGATGGGCATAGTGTTGCATGTGATCAAATGGTTTGTCCTTTAATAGGCGCGATTTGGTTAAGCAATAACCCGAATCTTGTAGGGTTAAAGATATCAGTTATAAATTCAATCGTTTCTATAAACTCTGTTGATTTGAATATTGATGGAGAAATAATCAAATTAAGAGAAAACACTTTAACGGATTTTTCAACTGGTACTTTATTGGAGTCTAGCAAAGTATTTGTTACTGATTTAACCGTAGTGGATAAAATTCTTAATTCAAAAAGAGCTTGGATTCGAGTTAATACTAGCAAGGGACTAATCGAAAATCCGATTATTGATGGTTCTAAGGATAGTAAGGCTTACCACGCATTAAAACGCTTTAAAGATCAAGTAAATACTGTTAAGTAAAGCTTTGAAGTAAGTAAAAGAAATGAAACCCGCGCAGGCGGGTTTTTTTATTGCCCAAAGAAAAACCCCAATGTTGATGCATCGGGGTTTTTGCATTTCCACCAACCGACGAAAGCAAGAGGAAAAATAATTCTATATGGAGCATTTTAAACCAATAGTGGAGCTTATGAAAGTGTCTATTGAAAAATATGGGTTGTGGCAAACAATACTAGCCTTTTTAATATTGTTTTCTATACCAATTCTAATCTGGAAATTACCAGAAATCATCGCAGCAATTAAAGCATAAACCGACCCTAAATGAGGTCGGTTTTTTTGTCCAATTTTTATAGCTCGTTTTCGCGAGTATTTATTGCCTAGAGGAAAGTAAAGATGGCACAAGAATCCCGTTTGGTCATTGTTATTGATTCGCAAAATGCTGAACGTAATGCGCGTAATCTAGGCAATGAGCTGGATAGTATTGAACGTAAAGGAGACTATGCTTCGAAGTCTATGGATGGCTTATCTGTAGCTACTCGTGCACTTGCAGGCTATATGGCAGGATTGGTTACTGTGGGTGCAGCCATCTCTAAAATGGATGCTTATACTGGATTACAGAATAGATTAAAGTTGGTTACCAACAATCAAGCTGAATTGAATAAAGCAACTGAAGATACTTTCCGAATTGCTCAAAAGACATATTCAGCTTGGGATTCGGTGTTACAGGTTTACCAACGCTTTAGCGATAATGCTAAGACTTTAAACCTTACTATGGACGATACTGCGCGTTTAACTGAAACCGTATCTAAAGCCGTAGCAATTAGTGGTGCAAGTGCAGAAGCTGCTGATGCTGCTTTAGTTCAGTTCGGGCAGGCCTTGGCAAGTGGAACGTTGCGTGGAGAAGAACTTAATTCTGTAATGGAGCAAACCCCAGCATTAGCTAAAGCAATTGCTCAGGGTATGGGTATTACTGTAGGTGAGTTACGATCTGTAGCCGCTGAAGGGAAAATTACTTCACAAGAAATTGTAAAAGCGCTTAGAAATGTAGAATCTGATGTTGATGCTCTTTTTGCTAAAACAGATATC